AACTGAACTATCTATAAAATCTACTGTGTTTGCAGTAGTGTTAATTGTTGCTAAACTAATATCATCTGAGCCATCATAAAATTTTAAAACGTGGGCTGTCGCACCACCAGAAGTATCTAGCCAAATTGTTCCAGCTACTGCTGAACTTGGTCTTGATGAACCTGAGTTTGATGTGTTAATTGCTGATAAAGTATCATTTAAGTCCGATCTAAAAGACGGAAAACTTTGATTCTGTATTGAATAATCTCCTTGTGCCATAATTTATTTATACTCCTTTTAAAACCCTTTTGCAATAAAATCAAATGTTCTATTAACTGCTGAACCACTTGAATTTTTAAATGTTACATTAAATCCATTAATAGTTTTTGATTCTACTAAAAAGAAATCTCCTGTTGCCATATTTTCGCCTGTAATTCCAACTGCATAACTAGCACTTTTATATGGGTTTGTAAATGTAACAGTTTTAGTACCAGCACCAGATTCTATATCGTTTCCACTAAATATTCTATCAGGCATATCAATCGTTACTGTTACTGCTGAAACAACAGGAGTTGAAGCATTATCACTTGAAGTTAATACTACTCTAAATTTAAAATATCTTGCAGTATAATCTCCAATAACAAAGTTTTGAAAAGCTGTGTATGTAGAATTGTCATCACTTGTTGCGACTTCTATATGTGCATTACAGTTAGCTGGTGTATCTCCATCAAAGTTAGAAGAAGCAGAATCAAAATTACCACTTCTATTATCAAATAAATCGTCAGGGTTGCTAGATGTTTGAGTTAAACTCGCTGTAATCCTCGCTGTATGTTTAGCACCTATATCAATTACATCTGCAAATAAATAATTACCACTTGATTGAAAATCTGCACTAGAAACACCAGAATCAAAAAATCTAACTGTTTCGTCATCAAAATTACCACTAGCACTATCAAATAATTCAGAAGAATCTAATTGTATTGTGTTATCAGATATAGTTACATTTGATAAAGTTCCATCAAAATCAGGGTGTTCATTTTGAGTAGCTACTGCATTAAAATTAGCAATTCCTGTTACATTAGAAATAATTGCAGTTGCATTAGAACTAAAGTTACCAAGTTTATCAACAGCTTTTAAAAGATAAGTTCCTGATCTAGCTGGTACAGATATTGAAGTTGCTGGTCTTGAAACTTTTTCAACTAATGATACTGAGTTTTGCCAATCAGCAGTTCCATCTATTTTTTCACTAAATCTTAAATTATAATATGCTAAATCTAAATCTGGTACTTGTGTCCAACTTAAATGTGCTTCTTGTCCTACAATATTACATGAAAAATCTTCAACATCTTGTGGTGGTAAAATAGCACCTATTATAGTTCTTGTTGCCGCTGTATAATCAGAACTTACACCAAAATTAGAAACTGCTTTAACTCTTACATTATAAGTTTTTTGATCTATAACATTTAATACTCTGTGATTAAGACCTGATCCTTGTGCATAAATAATATAATCTGAATCTGTATTTAATTTATATTCTACTTGATAATAATCAACAAAGCTATCAGGAGAAGCACCTATCGCTACATCTAAAGCTACAATTACAGTACCATCATTGTATTCGATAAGTTGATCGTCTAACGTAACACTTGCTGGTGCTTGAACAATAAATGGATTAGGTAAATTAGTTGAGGGTGTAGAACTCACTTGTGCTTTATTTGCCCAAGTATAATGACTAGATTGATACTCAACAAGAGATAAACCTATTGTATAATCTTCATTAAATGTAATACCCATGCACCTAAATAATTTATTTGAGAAGCCTAAACTACTGTGGGTGATTCCAACTATATCTCCTATGGCTAAATCATAAGCATCAAAACTAACATTAATACCAAGTGTTAATGCTTCTCTACTTCTTCTTAAAATAACTTCTGCCATTTCTTCTGCTTGATAAGCAGAGGTTAAAGTCTTAAACGTAAATCTACCCTCTAATAAAAATCCACCATCAGCACTTTTCATAGTTGCATGTCTGTCTGCACTTGGTAATCCTGAATCGTCAATAGGTGGAAATTGAGATTCATTGACTTGATAATTTCTATTTGGATCAACAAAACCAACTATAACTCTATTGTATCTTTCATTTTTTGTTGGAATAGATAAATTATATCCACCTATAATATCATCTTCTGTTAATGTGATACTTGCACTTCCTGTTGTTTCAATAATTAAACTATACTTACCTTGTGTGTATGGAAGATAACCTCTGCAACCTTTTAAGATTTCTCTAACATTATCTATAATTTTTTGTGATGTATCTAAAGCAGTATTACAATCAAAAATATTTATATCACTTGCACCTGAATAGGGTGTTACTTGTGTTACGCAAACTTGTGAAGCATCATAAAAACTTTGTAAATTTATTTCTGAAACTGCTATACCTTTTCCGTATCTTTCATTAGTTAAATAATCTAATAAACACCAAGCTGGATTAGTTGAGTAAGCCGCAGTTTGTGCTTGTAAGCTAGAGTTATATGCTACTACTTTTTTACCTTGTATCTTTGCTTGTACTTTTGGGATTCCTGTAAATGCGTCTTGATTCCATTTAAATCTTAATGCTAAATAACATAAACCAGATAATTTATGATTGCTTCCCCAAGATGATAATGTTGATAATATAGATGATGCTGATTGGCCATCTGTTCCATAATGCGGTTCTACTTTAATTAAACTTTCACTATTTTTATAAAAATTACTATCTCCACTACCTACTTCTACTTCTGCACCATCTGATAAAGCACTTGCCCAAGTAACTATTTTTTCATCTACTCTTATTTCTTCTATATCGTTTATTTCTCCCTCTGCCATAACGATTGCCATATATAAATAAGTGTTATCAGTTCCAGAAGTTTCTATAAATACTCTTGTTCCACCAACAAGTCTTTCTCCAAAAATTACAGGGATATTTGCGTCATTACTTTGTTTGTTAATTAATAAACCTCTTTCAAAATCATCAAATTCATTTGTTCCAAAATCTTCAATTTCAGGAACTTTTGGTCTTAATACCCAAGCTAAAAATAATGTAACACCTAAAGATACAAGAGGATTCATGTTTTTAAAGAATCCAACAGCTTTAGTGACAGCTTTTACTATTCCACCAAATCCACCAAAAAATGATTTAATTTCTGTATCATTTATAGGCTTACCATATCCACCAATTTTTTTAAGATATTCTTCTTCTTTTTTATTTATGTAAGCAATAAACTCGTCTTTTGGTGCATACCTATTTAAAATTTTCTTTGCTACTTTAATTAGTAATCTATCAAACCAATTATACATTATTCTCTACCCCATCTAATATCTTGAACTGTTTGAGATGCAAAATCCATTCCCACATCTGTACTAAAGAATCTTTGTTGTGATGTATTATTAGTTTTACGACCATTCTTTTTTTCGAAATCTGCCCAATGTGATACGATTGATAAACCAACTGTACTATCTTTTTCTCCCTCTTGTATTTCAAAACTTTCTATCTTTCCTCTGTAAAGTAAAAATGGGTCAGCAATTATAGCATTAGAATCATTTAAAAAACCTCTATAAATATCTACATTATCATTAACAACATTTTCATTTAATACTGTTGAAATAAATGTTTGGTCTGCACCAGATAGATTAATAGTTACACTTGATTTAGTAACATCTGTTTCTTCTGTATGATTAGATATACCTAATATAAAATCACTAGCAGTATATGTAACTGATGAACCTGATACTGATGATGTTAATGAAAATGAACAATCTGTAATATTAACAGGAGTACCAAAGCTAATAGTAATAAGATGTATTGGTCTAATATCATTTGTTGCTAGTTCGTTCTTTACTGCTGTTGTCAGGCTTCTCGTCATGTTCCTCAAATGTTCGTCTGTTTATTTTTATTGAATCATTGACAGCATAAGTAGCATTTTTAGATGGGTCTTTATACTTACCTTGATTCAAAGATTTAGCATCAAGATCATCAGCTTCAATTATTTCTTCTGCCAAAAAATCAACACTAATCCAATATTTTACTTTGTATTTCATCTATAAAGATTCTTCAACATCAAATTCAAACTGATATAACAACTTACCATCTTTATTAGACCCTACTGCACCAAATTCTTGAATATCATTAGTTAGGTAAACTGTAAAAGGAACATTATCATAAGTAACTACTGAATTATTTGCAACTGTTGAAATTAAAGGTGGCTCAATAGTTACTGTTGCCGCATTACTTGAGCTTGTTACATCTTCAACAACCATATAAACTTTAGTATGTGAAGCAAATTTTATAAAATCTCCAGCTTTAAAAACACCAGCAGTATCAGAAGCAGAGGGTGTATTAGCTTGACCGCCCATATTTGCGTGTGATGAACATTGATAATATAATGTGGTTGCAGAAGTGGCTACAACAATTTTTGTTTCAGCACCTGTACTTCCAGGTGTTCCTGTAACTGTAACGCCTGTTGTATATTCTCCACCTGATTTATCTGCGGCTGTATAAAATCTTAATGGGTGTGTTGCATTAGAACTATCAGATTGGTCAAAAATATAAGTATTGCCCTCTATTAATTCTAGTGTTGGCGTTTGTACTCCATCTATAAAATATTTGTTAGAGCCTGATACATCTTGCACAGTAACTGTTTTTGTAAATGTAGTGCCGCCTAAACTATCCATAGCGATAGTGTTATCACCTACTGCGTGATCTCCATTAACTAATACTGTTCCTGTTTCGCTACCTCTAGCATCTTCAATTTCAGGTGGGATTATTGTAAAGTTTTCTTTACCTGATCTTTGTTTGACTATAAAAGCCATTAATTGTCCATAAACATCTGATCTACTTCCTGTAATAATTCTAGCTGTAAATGACCATCTTTGACCATCTATTTGTCTTGCAAGTTTTTTACCAGATACAGATTTAGATATAATAGTATTTTGAATAGATTTTATTCCTAAAGTTTCAAATTTAGCAGAAGATATTGGAAAAGCACCAGACATTATATTAAGTTTCTACTCCCTCTTTCATTAACAGCACTATTAATTAATTGTGTAATAGTTCCTCTTGATCTAACTAATAATTCTTCAAAGCCAGAAGCATCTACTGTGTTAATATTAAAATTAACTGTTGTTGCACCACTATTTGTTCCTCTAGCTGATTGTGTAATTTGTCCTGTTTGGTTAGGTACAAATAATTCTGGCCCATTTTCTCCAACCATTATTGGTCTGTCTTTTGATACTGCACCACCTTTAGCCATAAAACCTAAAAATCCCATAGGGTTTCCAGACATTAACATAGCTGTTCCTTTAGCTTTATTTTGTTTTTCTTGTTCTTTAGTTTGTTTTCTCATTTCTGCTGTTTGTGAAATTAAAACACCTAATTTAGTATTTTCTAAAATTACAGATAACATCTGTCTTGCAATCTGTTCCACTAAAAAAGCAATTATTTTAACTAATACTGATTGAGCCATATTTTTTAAAGTATCTGTAAGTTTTTCTCCAAATACTACTGATCTTGCAAAAGCATTTGACATTGATGTAATACCATTATTAATACCCTCTGCAATAATATTTTTAATATCTTTTAATTTCATGTTTAAATCTTCTAGTGATTTTTCATTTAATTTTTTTACTTTATCTCCAACAGTTTCAAATTCTTGTCCAATGTTTTTAATTAAACCTAATTCTCTATTTGTTGATTCAACTTGTTTTTGTATTTCTTTTGTAGATTGTGTTAAAACTTTAAAATCATCTCTAATATTAGGTAATTTTAATTTTTCAGTAACGCCAGATAGTTTTTTAATTCTTCTATTAATATCATCTATAATTAAAGCACCACCAGCTAATTTTGAAAATAAACCACCAAAAGCAATCAGTAATATTCCCAACACACTTTGTAACTCTCTAAAGTTTTTAGTAAGTGTTTTTATTGCATTAGATAGTTTTAAAATTGCAACAGCGAGATTTTCTCCCATTTGCCTACTTAATCTTCTTATTGCTTCATCATTAGTTTCTGTAAATTTTTTTAAATCTCCTAATTGTCTTTTTAGTTCATCAAAAAACCCAGCCGCTATTTCAGTTTGAATTGTAAAGAAAGCATCTTTTAAGTTTGATATAGTACCAGATAAAGTTTGTGCTAGTTTGTTTGTTAGTTCTCCAAATTTACCACCACTTCCAAATGCTTTTGCTAATCCTTTAATAGATTCATCAACACTAACTTTTACTCCAGCAGAGAAACCAGCCATAGCTGTAACTGCTCTATCTCTAAATAAATCTGCTGAACCTATACCAGCACTAAATGATCTTTGTATTTGTTGAGAAGCTAATGCGAAATCTCCACCTAATTGAACTGCTGTGTTACCTGTAATCTTTAATAATTCTTCAAATGATATTCCAAGTGATTCTGCTTTTTCTGATACAGTTGCTAAAGCTGTTACACCTTGTTGAATATTAGATAGTTCAAATGGGGTTGTTTTTGCAAATTTAGTAACTGTATCTAATGCGGCTTTACCTTTTCTAGCACTACCAAATAATGCTTCTAATTGAACACCCAATTCTTCAATTTGCATTCCAGCATTAACTATTCCTTTAATTACAATACCAGCACCTAGACCTATAAAAGCATTTTTTAAGTTAAATATAGAACCTTTAACTTTTGCAAGAGTACCTTGTAATTTGTTAAATGCCTGTGTAGATTTATCTTTTGCGATAATGTCTATATTAAGTCTTTGATTTGCCATTATTTAAAATTCCTTGCTTCTGATAGTGCTTGTTTCGTTTTATACTGTTCTTGTTCTTTTTTCAAGTACGCTAGCCAAAGATTATAATGGCTTATTGGCATATCAAGAACTTGTTGAATAGTGATGTGAAGTCTATCTGCTATAACTAAAAGCGACCTGACATCAGGGTCGCTATCTACTTTTTTTCAGCTTCCTCGTAATTAGCATCTGCAAGTATTTTATTGGCAATATCAGATATGATATTAGAGTCTGCTTTTTTTCTTAAAGCAAGTTTATCAAATGGTTCAAATGCTTTAATCATTTCTCCTTTATCATTTTTAATTTGGAGTTTCATTATAAGCAAATCAACAAGAACAGTTAAGTCTTGAAAGTTACTAGACTTTTTAAAGATTATGTTTTTTTCTTCAAGGGTAAGTGGTTCTGAATAAAATATACTCGGATTACCATGCTCGTCTTTCCACTCATTCACTTCAATAGTGATAGTTTTAAGAGTTTCAAAATGAGTCTTTACTCTATCAATAACTGACATAAATTAGGATTATACAGTTCCTATTGTTAATGCACCAGTTCCTTGAAAAGTAACAGTTCTAGAGATAATTGCGTCCATTGAGTTATTTACAGACATACCAGTTACAATTCCTGTTCCAGTAAAACTTCTGTCGCCACTTGAATTACCCTCTGGTAATAAAATAAAAGCGAGTGAAGAACCAGCAGTTAAATTTGTTTGTGGTGTATCAGTTTCGTCAAAGTGCATTTCTAAAGTACCAGAGAATGAAGTTCTACCAGCAACAAAAGATTTAGTTGCATCTGTTAAAGCTGTGTCCTCTACTACATCTCCAGTTGTTTCTAGTGTAAATGATGTCAGTTCCCCAACACCAGTTCCACCAACTGTTACAACTCCTTCTTTTCCGTGATGTGTTGCCATTTTTTATCCTTTTTACTTTTAGATTGTTGTTCTTGTTTTTGTTCCTTATAACCTAAACTTAAAAAATGTTCAAGATTAGATTCATTAATAATTATCTCTGAATTATCTTTATATAATTTAATGTCTTTAGCCATAAGTCCTTTTATTAGTTTTCTTGTTCTTCGTCAATATCTTCCTCATCTTCATCAAAATTATCATCATCTAAATCTTCTTCCCAATCTTGACTATCTTCTTCTTGGTTTTCTTTTAATTCAGCTAATAAGTCTTTTACTTCTTCACATAACATAGACTCTTTATCGTGCATTTTTTCTATTTGGTCTATTTTCTTTTCTATTCTATTTATAATTTTAGTTGTCATATTATCTCCTATGGTGTTCCAGCTTGATACTCGTACATACATCTAATAGTCATTCTTATTCCACCAACAGGAAATAAACTTCCCTCGTCAGTTTCAACTTGTATAACTTCCGAATCAAGTGCGTTACTATCTCTTGTAATATCAGTTTCTATTGCAGTTTCAATAGCTGTGATTAGTGCATTTCTTAAAGTATCTATATTAGATTCAGCACCTTTAACGAATCCTAATACTACAAAATCAATCGTACCATGCCTTGTTTTAGCACCACTACCTAATTCTGAATCATCTCTATTTTCTTCTGATGTTTGTACTATTACTGCTGGATATTGTTGCTCTGATAATTCGTCTAATAAAAAGGGTTGTCTAGTAGCTTTCTTAATTGCTGGGCTAGATATATTAGATATTACTGTTAATAAATTACTTGCAATGTTTTCTCTTACACTCATATTCTAAACTTTCTTAATTCTTTTTCTACAAATCTGTTGAACTGTTTACTTATAATCTTTTCTGTTCTATTGTTAAAGCCAAAAAATTCTCTTTTAGGGTCGTTCAATACTTGGTTAAATAATGCTCTTTTAAGCATTTGTGCATTACTAAAACCTAATGATACTTTGTGTTTTCCTGTTTTTTTACTTGTTAAACTACCTAACATTCTACCAGAATAAAACAAATCTACATTTGTTGATTTACCCTCTCTATTTAATTTTTTTAAATAACCTTGTGAATAAGGTGCAAATGCACCATCTCTAAAGTTAATACCTTTTTTAGTTTTAGTTCTAACAATATCTATTAATTGGAATCCAGCTTGTTTAATACCTTTATCAATTATTCTAGGTAATACAGATTGAAACTTTTTAAATTTTTTAGATACTTGTTTTGAATTAGATTTAATCTTTAAATCAACAGCCATTATCTAGTCAATCTTCTAAATCCATGTAAAGGTTCTCTCTCGTTAGATATGATAGTTCCATCAGCATTTACATCATATTCTACACCATCTTCTAATATCATTCTCCATTCAATATTGTATTGGCTCATATAATATTCTGCCATTCTTTCAAATCTATCTTTTTCTGTTTCTGGTCTAAATTTAGTTAATGCTGGTAAAAAGAATCTTCCAAGAAATAGATAAACACCAGCACGTTCAAACTGATCTAAATTAACTTTTGTATTAACCATTTCTGCTGTGTTTAAAACTGTAATATCTGTAAATATATTTGTTTTATATACAGGCCACCATTCTATTCTTAATTGTCTTAAAATATCATTAGTTGTTTGTGCAAAGAAATTAGTTGCTTCTGTTGCGTTATTTGCAATACCAAAATCAAAAGCATCAGGTTGATACTTTGTTACATCTCCAGCTACTATTACATTTGCACCACTATAATTAGCCATAATTTAGTTCCAAATTAGATAAATTATTAAAATAGCTAAAGGGATTGAATACATTGGATTATTTTTAGATTTAATCCAAATCCATTTTGACCATTTCTTTAATTTAAGTTTAATTAATTGATTCATCTTTTTTCTTTCTTGTTTTTCTTTTTTTTACTTTAAGAGGTACTACTTTTGATTCATTTTCAAAAGTTTGATCTACTTCTTTAATATTTTCTTTTACATTATCTTGAACAAGTTTAAAACCTCTAAAATCCCAAACTGATTTATTTGTTTCGTAATCTACTCTAGGTCTTTGAATTATTTTATTACCTCTTTGCAGAGATACTTTTTCTGTGCTTGGTATTACTAATTTAACCATTTTATTCTCCTATTTAGTTTGATGTAAGGGGGATTTCTCCCCCTCACAAAGTATCCTACTATTGGATAGATGAATCAAAGTGTAATTCAACACCATAAGAGTCATGGATTTCGCCCACACCATAAACTGATGTAGCCACGATTTCGTCTGCTCTTAAACTCGCATCTCTTTGAGTTTCGATTTTAACATCTTGCATCATAGCGATTGCCAATGCGTCTTTATGGAAAGCCGCACCTTTATAATCCCCAGCGTTGCCTGTATTAGACATATTTGAAGTTTCAAATATATTCATACCAGCTAACTTACCAACAAAACCTGATCTTAATGCTTCGTTAGAGTTCTCTGTGTCTAAACCAGCAAAAGTATTAGTTAAGCCAGATTTTAGATCAAAAGCGATTTTAGGGTGTATAACAACTGCACATTCGTTAATTGGAAGTGAGTTTGCTCTTAAAGTTGACATAGCATTGAAAATAGCCGCTGGTGAGATTGCCCCTGTTCCATCTCCAACTTCTGTTGTTAATGAATCAAACAATCCTGTTAAATCAGCATCTTGTTTTCTTGCCAATGCTTCCCCAAATAATTTACCAATATCAGCCGCAACATTTCTTGGTGCAGAGTTTCTTGCTAAATCAGTTAGAGTAGTCATAACACCAACTTCACTTGCTGTTATAGTAACAGAAGTAGGGTTGATTGCTGTGTTTGCTAGATCAGTTGCATCTGCTACTGCCGCCGCACTTACTTGTGCATAGACAGGAACTTCAACAGCTTTTCCACCACCAGAGATCGCATAGTTTTTAACTAGGTTTCTCATAATGGATTTTTCTGAAGCAACAAATTGTGCTTCTGCAACAATTTCAGTATATAGTTCTGATATTGTTGACGACGTTGTTTCGTTAGCCATTTTATTATCCTATTAAGTTTATTTGTTTAAGTTAATCTCAACAGCACCTGAATCTCGTTTTGCTCTATATTCTTGATAGGCTTTACGATCTTCTGGCTTTGTTAAGTCCAAGTCCTGTAAGTTAAAAGGTTTAACAGTTTTACCACCAATAGCACTCTGGCTTCCTGAACCAGACAATGACCCTTGACGGAAGTGTGGGTTACTATCTAAAAACTCCTTAACACGATCTTCAATTGTAAGTAGTTCTCCATTTGAGTTATATCTTACATTAGAATTATTATCAACTACTTCTATTCTACCATCATCATTATATTTAACTTCGTTCTTTAACAAAGCTACTACTTGCTGTGCATTGATAGATTTCTCTTTGTTAGCAATAGATAAAATAGAATTATCAACTTTTTCTTTTTTGATTTGATCTTTTACCTTTTGTAACTCTGAGTCTTTTTCAGATAATCTTTCTTGCATAATCTTCTCAATTTCAGATTTAGATTTAGCTTCTTTTAATTGCTGTTCTTTTAATAGTTCAGCTTTTTGAGATTCTTCTTCTTGAAGTTTTTTCTCA